GGTTACTTGTGACCGTGTAGGGTTTGAACTGAGAACCTTCAGCCACTTGTTGACCTAGTTGTTGAGCCATCTCCATTCCTGCTAAACCTGAACGGTAAGCACCTTCTATATCCTTTTGGGAAGAATAGTAATCTCCTGCTCCCCTTAATGCGCCTGACCAATCACCAGAAAGAAGACCACCTAATGCTGAACCCCAGTATCCTGCATTACTGTCGGAAGGAGAAGTGCCACTAGGTATATCCAAAGGATCATAAGGACTAGTACCTCCAGTACCAGTGTTACCACCAGTTAGCACAGGATCGTTAGCTATGCCTGTTGGTGGTACGTCTTGTCCTGTTTGCCCCAAGTTATTAAACAAGCCACCTTGTGATGGCATCTTACCTAATGTTCTACCAAATTCAGACTGAAACTCTTCAGGGCTGTAGTACGTATTAGCTGCATCTCCTGTAAGACCAAACGCAGAGGAGTCTTGCATATACTGATTTGTGTTTGGGTTGTAACTAAACGTAGGGAAAATAGAACTACCATCAGAACCAACCTGTGCATTCTTTTGAGCCATTTGGTTCATAAAGTTTACATTGGCTTGATAAGGGTTCGGTTGCCCTAAGTTATAATTCGGGTAATAATTGTTAAAGGCGTTAGTAAAATCCTCGTTGTAGTAAGTACCTAAAGCACTTATAGGAGCAAACGGATCATCTGACCCACCGCTTTGAAAAACATTATCAGGGTTCATTAAATCTGCAACGCTTACTCGCCCATTGTTCATCATTCCTGCTACACCGCCAGTCTGACTAAGCATTGTATTCGTTGCAGGATCGTAATCGCCATACACAGTAGTTCCTTGAGTAAAGCTAAAAGGATTACGGTCTTGTGGTTCATTTAAATCAATACCTAAAGGAGAATTCCCCGTGTCTGATGATGGCATCTTACCTAATGTTCTACCAAATTCAGACTGAAACTCTTCAGGACTATAATAGGTATTAGCCGCATCCCCTGTTAGTCCAAATGCAGAAGAGTCCATCATATACTGGTTTGTGTTTGGGTTATAACTAAACGTAGGGAAAATGGAACCACCGTCAGAACCAACTTGTGCATTCTTCTGTGCCATTTGGTTCATAAAGTTTACGTTTTTTGTAAACATTGACATTAGTATGATCCTCCAGAAATAGTATCAGCAGTTATCGTGCCAGTGACATTTAAAGTAGTAGCTGTAACAGTTCCTGTAAACGTAGGACTAGCTGTGTTTGCTTTTGTTGCACTAGCTGTAGCAATGTTATTAAATTCAGAATCTATTTCTGTACCTTTAACAATTTTATTTGGGTCTCCTGAACTTAGAGAGTCCTTAGTTGCAAAGTTAGTTGTCTTTGTATAATTAGACATTAGATAAGTCTCCCTAGTAAAGCGTGTATGTCAATTTTTTGAATAGAAAAAGCAGAAGCATTTATCTCAGCTTCAATGCCAATAGTTACAACCTCTCCGTTACCACTTGTGTTTACCTTTGGAGTATTCACAACTACAGATGCTGTATATTCACCAGTTGTGTTATATTCCGAAACCCCATATTCAGCAAGGGAGGACGAACCAAAAATAAAAGTTTGTTTAGTGTAGCTTGAAGTATAGTCATAACCCCAGTTAAGAGTTGTAGGTGTATTCTGTCCACCTACAATAGTTAAGTTAAACTTCTTTAAAAACTTAAGGTTTGATGTATTGCCAAAATCCATTGCATTGCTGAAGTATCTAAGCTGATACTTAGTAACACCATCTAAGTAAGAAGCATACTTAACAATCCCTGAGTCTATGCCCATGTAAAGTTCACCTGTCTCTTGTACGGAAAAAGACAAAGGATATAAAGCAGACCAAGTAGTTGCTCTGTTAGAACCATCCTGTAAAGTAGTTCGCATATCAAAACAATAAACTATGTTACTGTTTGGAAAAGTAAGTAAGTAAAAAGAATCTTCAGGGGAATATACAGATTTAATAGCGTGTGTCTGTAAAGGTATTAAAGCCAGTAAATCACTTCTTACATTCTTACTAATGTCTCTCATAGGTAGAGACTTTTCTTGTATTGTCCTACCAAAGCTACGTACACCTGAATCAGATAGGAATATAATGTCCGTACCTGTCTGCTGTACAGAGTCACGAGCGATACAACCAATGCCCTCTATGGTGTCTGTAAGGGTCATAGAAGCAGGGGAGGACGCCCCTGAGTACACAAGTATAGACTTCTTACCAAAGATGATTAGAAAGCCATTGTGAGCCGCTAGTGCGACTATCTCATCAAAACCAGTAGGCCATACAGTAGTGATGTCTATTGACCCTGAAGAACCTCCTGACCATGTGTGTCCTGATAATAAATCAGACCAGTAGACAGTATGTTTATTCCCTGTAACATCTGCTACCCAAAGCCTACCAAATGCAGACAGGACTTCATTACCATAAGGAGGTGTTCCTGTGGCGTGTGAGTGACTTGAGAACTTCTCAAGAACTCCTGATCCACTTTCATCAGTATAGATTAAAGGTTCATGTCCTCTTTGGAATAAATAAGCATGGTTAGCTAATGACACAATCTTCCAATTATTTCCTGAAGGAGAATAACTAGAAGGTGTTATGTCCGTTAAAGTTGTAGTCCCTGAGAATATTTTATTGTTACCTGCGGATAGTACAACCTTATCACCTGAAGTATCAATATACTCATATATAGTCTCTATGCCACGACTTGAGCCTAGAACGGATGAACCATTAGAACTAATAGCAGTCCAACCTTTCCTTGCACCTACTCTACCTAGCTTGTCTATTACACAGTTGTCTGCAATGGAAGCGTAGGAAGGATCAATGCCGACAGGAGAATCCTGAGTATTTATACCCAAGAAAGCAGGTGCGGCTATAGTAAGGTTTTGTAGTTGTTGAGCCATTTAAGAATACCAGATGTTTTCTTCAGGATGTTGAGATGCATCTATAGCTATAGCATCCGCTAACGTATTGTCTGCTAAAGCAAACAACTCAGCCGCACTTGTTCCTCCTGTTTCCCCTCGCTCTCTTGCTCCCAATGCTGTAGCTAGTTGTATTACAGGAGAGGAAGGAACACCAAGTCTTTCTGTGTCCGTTGTAAAGTCTTCTGTACGCAACACTACGTTGAACCTTAACTGATAAACACCATCAGGCTTAGGGTAGACATCTACACCATTATCACCATTTGCATCTACACCATTAAAGCTATAGAACTGAGGTGAGCCTAAAGGTGGAGTCTCTATTAAGAAAGCATTGTCCATCCAACGAGAACCACGGTACTGCATAAAGAAATCAGAGGTATCGTTAATGACATCCAACACTTTCATTCTATTTTGTGAACCAGTTAGGATATAGTTAAAACTAGTAGTATCTGTAGAAACTGTCAATGTGGTACGTAAAGCTGTCCAATCGTAGGAATCTTCCACTGTACGTTTTGCATCATTGACAAACTCTCCTATAAGTTTTGAATAGCTATTCTGTGAGACTGAAGATACTTCGTCCTCTCGTAGTCTCCGCAGTACACTATTAACAAGCTGTAAGTAAGTCATTATTATTCCTATGAGATTGTTGACTGAAACGTGGATTCAAAAGGGTCGCGGTATGCTACTTCCTCAAACTCTGGTAAATCTACACCTACTTGTGTTTTAAATTTAAAGAGATCATCAGAGCCAGTTCCTGCACCTGCGGCTAACAAAGCACCGCCACCTGCTCCTCCTCCTGCTCCTATACCGCCTAATGATATGTTTTTAAGTATTCCTTCCAGTAAGTCTTTTAGAGGCTGTAGAATGTAATCATCAAAGGCTCTACCCCCTGCTCGTACCGTGTCTTCAATGGATGGCCCAACTTCCTCTAGGAATTCTTTAACTGGTTCCATTGTATCCGCAAGAACTCCTCCTGCTTCACGAACGGCATCTTCAATAGGCTCACCAAATTCTTCAATAGTTTCTTCAAGAGGATGTAAAACAGCATCATCAAACTCTGAACCCATGTCTCCTATTTCTGACGCTATGTCTTCTACAACATTTACTACAGGACGAACAACAGCTTCAACAGTTGAACCTACTTCACTTAAAACACTACCTATTTCTTGCATTCCATCTATAGCGTTACCTGCTAGTAGTTCTACAACTTCTTTAATAGGTTGTAAGACAGCATCATCAAAGTCCCTACCTGCTTCACTGATCCAATCAGGAATAATGTTACCTTCAAATGTTCCACCCTCTCTAATATACTGTGCAAATCCTGAAAGTACAGCATCGTTTAAGTCATCACCATCAGCAACCTTACCAACTACTCTTGATAAAGCGTCAGAAAAAGCATCTCTATCCATTTCTAAAAAGTCTAAAGATTGACCTAAAGAAGAATCTGGATTAGAAAGAATATTATCAAGATAGTGATTTGTTACTGTTTGAGCAATAGCTTGTTTAGGGTCTCCAGTAATAGCACCTTTAAGTAACGCATTAGTCTGAGCGTAACTTAAGTCAACACCGCCTATTGTTAAACCATATCCTGCGTCTTTAACACCGTCTACAGTACTGGGGGCTTTAGTATATCCTGCTTTTTGTAACCCTGCACTAGCTAAACTAGCCCAATCTCCTGCGTGTAGTGTCTGCCCAGTTGCTCCTTTAGCGGCTGTTAGGATAGCTGTGCCGTAAGGAACAAACATAGCGGCTATGCTTAATATTGGATTATTTAATATTTCTGCGGACGTACTAGGATTTTCAATCCAAACAGAAGAATAAGTACCAACATCACCAGTTGCTACATATCTTCCTCCTTCTTGATGGGCGTCCCCTAAAGCCGCTAAGTCAGGCATTGACGTATCTGTACCTGTAGTAAAGAAAAGCTTTTCTCCATCTTCAGTTTCAATAAAAGGAGGAATCTCGTTATCTTTAATATATTTTAAAATGTTTTGATCTACTTCTTGTATAGAATATTCTTTCAAACCTTGTGAAACATTTTGATTAAGTCTGTTAATATCTATATTTTCAAGACCACTATAATCTCCAGACTCCATAGCCGCTTCAGCTAGAACTTGGCTTTGCTGTTGAGTCTGATTAAAAAAATCTTTATAATTACTTAATGCTGATTGAGGAGAATCTTGCTCTGTTGGTTTAGCTGTAGAAGGAGCAGAAGGTCTAGCTTCAGGGACTACAGAAGTCTCAGGTACTACATTAGTTTCAGGTACTACAGTAGTCTTAAGTACTCCTAAATCAGGGTCAGAGAATAAAGAGGGTTCTGGTTTTTTATTAAAAGTTGTAGCTTCAGGCACTACAGTAGTCTCAGGTACTATAGTAGTCTCAGGTACTACAGTAGTCTCAGGTACTATAGTAGTCTCAGGTACTACAGTAGTCTCAGG